GCTGTACTGAAGATAGCCAAGTGGCTACACGACAATTCTAGATATAGCGTATTCACTTACAAAGAAGAAAAAGTAAGACAGCTTCTCTCCATGAGCCTACAGCCCGAAAGCCCTGTATTTGTAGCGGTTGCTCTTAGACAAGGCTCAGATGAAATACTCGGTTATTTTCATGGCTACGTAGACTACCACTACTTTAGTGACATGAAGTATGCGGGAGACTGGGCGGTGTGTATTCTACCAGAACACCGTAGATATGCACCGCTCATTTTAAAGCAAATGGTCCACGCTTTCGAAAAATGGGGCCGCAAGAATGGCGCAGAAGAAATCTCTATCGGCGCGTCTACTGAAGCCTACGGAACTGGCTACAAAAAATTTCTGGAAAGGATGGGCTACAGGGACGTAGGATTCCTAGCCGTGAAAGGATAAAGACATGAGTTTTAACAAAAGCACCACGGTCACTAACACGGGGCTAGGAGATGATCAGTATAAACAGCTTCAGAACAATCAGACTGGGCTGGGTACGCAGATCGAAGAGGGCTTCTCTGGCGCGGGTACTAAGCTAGATAATATATCTACTGGGGTCACTGGACTAGGGTCTAAAATCGACACAGGCTTCACTGGAGCAGGTGAGAAGATGGACACTGGCTTCACTAACCTGACTGAGCTTCTAAACTCTTACGGTACTAGTATGGCAGACAACTTCACTGACGCTTCTACAGGCCGTGAGCAGTATTATAACAACCTACTGACTGCCTTAGAGAATAACACTGGTGGCCTACAGTCTTCCCTAGACACGGGCTTTGCGGCGGCTGGTGGTCGCTTCGATACTCTAGACGACAGCGTAGGCAACGTACAATCGTCTGTGGACACAGTCGGTGACAACGTAAATAACGTACAGTCCACTGTAGACGCTGGCTTCGATGCCGCTGGCTCTCGCTTCGACACGGTAGACGCTGGCATGGCTGATGCCGCTAGTGAACGTGCCGCGAATGCTGATGCAGTCAATACTCAGCTTACGAATACACAGGCTAATATCCTCGGCGGTCAAGGTGACCTGCAGGGTAGCCTAGACACTATGTCATCTACTGCAGATACCTATGCAACTCAGATGATGGCTAACCAAGACAATCTACAAGCTGGGCAGGACGAGTTTAAGTCTAGCTTCGACACCTACGTAGATCGTTACGGGCAGGATACGGAACTGGCGCAACAAACTCGCGCAGACCTCGCAACGGCACAGGCTAACCAGACTGATCGTCTGCGTGAGGACTTGGGTAACTTTGCTCAGGCGGCTGCTCAGGGACAGACTAACTTGGCTCAACAGATTGGTACGCTGGGTACTGGCATTGATACTGGGTTCCAACAACTCGGTAGTGACGTAGGCACTGGCTTCGCAGAGGCTTCTCTAGCAGACCAGACTGCACAGCAAGCCTTGTCCATTCGCCTCGGTAATGTTCGTGATCTTATTCAGACTACTGCAGACACAATTGGTGTCGAGACTAAGCAGCAATACCAGACACTCGCCAACTCCTTCGATGAGAACGGTAACCTCATTGCCAATGCAATTGATGAGCAGGGTAATACTATTAGCCGCGCTATGGACGACCAAGGCAACGTCATTGAGCGTAAGCTGGATGCCAACGGCAACGAGATTAGTGCAGTGCAGATGAATGTAGGCACTATGCTGGATAATGCGGAGCAGTATGAACGCTCCCTACTCGGACAGATTGACCAACGCTTCGACACTGCAGAGCAAACTACTGGCTCTGAGCTACGTGCAATTGCATCTGGCTTTAGCGCACAGGATAAGAAGCTGGATACTCAGGCACGTGACTTGTCTCGGATTGCTGCAGAGCAGACTGATCTAGACGTTAATATGCGTAACGAGTTCCGCGAGTTGGGTCAGGCATTCGACGACCAAGGTAACCTAATACAGAACAGCATCTCGGATAATGGTACATCAATTTCACGCGCAGTAGATGATAACGGTAACCTACTGCTAAGAGCCTTCGATGCGGGAGGCAACCGTATAGGGGATCAGGTTCTAAACATCAATCAGAGCCTGAATAGACTATCTCAACTAAATATGCGTCAGGGAGCAAACGTATCAATGGGCAACCTAAGCCCAGCGATGTCAGCGAGTACACCTAGTACTGGCTTCGCATCGCCTTATGCAACGACAGGATAAGTAATGCACCCAACCTCAGTATCAAAAGACTGTATTGAACTCGTTAAGAAGTTTGAAGGATTACACAAGCTAAAGGACGATGGCCTAGTACACGCATATCGCTGCCCCGCTGGAAAGTGGACGCTAGGATATGGCGCAACTAAGGGTATTCGCTCTGGTATGAAGTGTACCGTGGCAGAGGCAGAGCAGCGTCTAATAGATGATCTTAACGAACACGCAAAGATAGTTAAGAAGTCTGTTAACGTGCCACTGACCCAAGGACAGTTCGATGCCTTGGTATCCTTCGTATTCAACTTAGGCGGCGGTGCCTTTCGCGGATCAACGCTTCTAAAAAAATTGAATGCTGGTTTGTACGACGAATGCCCAGAGCAGATCATGCGCTGGAACAAGGCCAGAGTAGACGGTAAGCTACAGCCCCTTCGTGGACTTACTCGCCGCCGCGCTGCAGAGGCCGCAATCTTTAGTCGTGATGCCCAGCTACCGTCTGACGAGGGTGGACCTGAGATGCCTCAGAAGCCTACGGCAGAGCATCCAAAGCCCCTAACCAAGTCTAAGACTATGGCAGGTGTAGGACTTGCGGGTGCGGCTACGGGTCTTAATGAGGTAGCAGGTGAGCTACAGGGTCTAGTTCCTTACGCAGACAGCCTCAAAACCATTTTCTTAATCTGTGCTATCGGCGGCATCGCCTTGGCAGCATACGCTCGATACAAGGACAATAAAGAAGGTATTCACTGATGTTTATCTTCGGAAAGATTAAGAGCTACATCATTGGCGCATTAGCCCTAGCCCTGCCTATTATTTACGTAATGGGCAAGGTACGCGGAGCAGCCAATGAAAAGAATAAAGTCCTGAAGGACGATCTACAGGCGCAGAAGAAGGCGACTGATTTTTACAAAGCGATGGCAGAGCATGAAGACGATAATATTGATGATCGTAAGTCTCTCACTGACAGGTTGCGCGGGAGCGGTCTATAGGACCAAGCTGGACGTTTATTGTCCACCAATCTCACAATACTCAACAGAATGGAACGAGGAACTAGCCACTGAGCTAGATGCGTTACCTGAAGACTACACGACAATCCCAATGGCAATAGCAGACTACGCAAAGTTGCGGGACCGTATTCGTGCGTGTGAAACAGAGAAGGGTAAACTATAATGGGCTTTTGGTCAGATACATTTGGCGGTGGCAATAGCTTTAGTGAGAGCGTAGCTAATACGTTTACCCCTAATGATGGTGCTTCATACGTAGGCGGTACACTTACCTACGACTCAGGTAGTAATGCTGGTAAAGTAGTTGAAAAAAACAGCTCTGGCGGTTATGGGAGTGATGACTCTGGCAAGTCCGTCTACTCAGGTTCGGCTAATAGTGAGAGTACTAATTCTGAGAACATAACATCCAGCGGTACAAATGAAGACTTTGTACCAGCGGGTTCGGCTCCATCTGGTATTTCTAAACTTCTAGGATTTGCCTCGCCAGTAGGTATTATTGGTACAATCTCTGGATGGGCAAACAACCTAGACCCAGAGGAAGACATTAAGAAAGGTTCCGTAGTAGATGGTCGCCAAGTCTACAATAACGGGGAGATGTCCTACTCATATAACTTCTTGGGACTGCCCTATGAAGTCAAAGTCGTAGACATTAACGGTGAGCAGAAGGTCATGGATTCTCTGAAAGAGGATGCCAATGGACTATTTCCCGGTATGGAAGGCTACGACCAGTCCACCAGTAAATACAAGATCATGGCTGCAGAACAACGTGCGCAGGGTAATGACGACGATGCAGACCGCATTCTACAGGAAGAGCAGGACAACTCACAGCCGTCAGATGGCGGCTCTGGGGATACTACTAACATAGATCAGATTGTGGAAATGGCTAAGGCTGCAGGTCTTGTGACAAATGCTGCAGAGGCAAATGCCATCATAGCAGACCCTATGAAGTTCCTCGAAGACCGTGGAATGAAGTTGTCTGACTTAATCCCTACCCTAGACGCTGACGCTGAGGGTACGAACATTGATCCTAATGACCCTAACTACTCGCTCGGTGATAATGAGGGCTACGACCCTAATACCGTAGCCAACGAAGACATAGCGACTGTAGACGATGTAGAGGGTAAGACTGGTACTACCTACGATCCAGAAATGGCTAATCTCACAGACAATGAGATGGTAGACCCAGTCACAGGCGAGATCAGAGATGAGAACTTAGTAGACGCGGATAAGTACACTATTGACGTTACTGGTGCCGCTACTGGCGTTAATGCAGATGGCACTGCCAACGAACTGGGTATTGCACTCAATGACTGGGCTAATGTAGACCTCTCCAAAGTCATCGACACCAGTACTACTGCAGGTAAGCTACTGGCTGATAAACTGGTACGCGAAGGTAAAGAGTTTGTAGATGCCAAGACATCTATCGTCTGGCAGATGAAGACTATCGCGGCTGAATTTAAAGACGCTAACGGTAATCCGATTATCCCGCCTTGGGCGCAAGCAGTTAACCGCGATGTCATGCGTTCCATTAGCTTCAACGGTATATCAGGTACGGCGGCAACCGCTGCAATGTCTAACGCTATCATGGAATCTATGATGGGAGTGGCTGAGAAGGAAGCGACATTCTTCCAGACACTGACTGTAGAGAACCTAAACAATAAGCAGGAAGCCATTATCAATAAGGCCAAGGTCTTGTCACAGATTGAGTTGGCTAACTTGGATGTACGCTCTCAAGCAGCCGTGCAGAATGCCAAGGCTTTCCTAGAGATGGACCTGACCAACCTGTCTAATGAGCAACAGGCAGAAGTAATCAACAAGCAAGCACTCGTTCAGGCATTGTTTGATAATACTAATGCTACCAACGTAGCTCGTAGGTTCGGCGCAGAAGTCGCCAACGATATGCAGAAGTTCTACGATGAACTGGCTGTGAATATTCAGCGGCACAATAGCTCTGAGATTAACGCACTATTGAAGTTCAATGCTGGCGAGATCAATGACGCTGCACAGTTTAACGCAGACATCCGCAATGACCGCCAGAAGTTTGTAGCTGAGATGCAGTACCAGATAGACTTGGCAAATGCTAAATGGCGACAGACTGTGGAGACTACCACCTTCCAAGCTGAGTTCGATGCTTACACTACTGACGTTAAGTCTGCCCTAGACCTCACCTCAGAGCAGCAAGCCGAGTTGTGGGACTACGCAGACAACCTGCTAGACTACATCTGGAAGACAACGGACAACGACCAAGAGCGTGAACTGCGTCTACTAGTAGCACAGATGCAAGCGCAGTCAGGCCAGCAAGGTGGTAGCGGATTTATGGAAGGTCTACTGACAATCGGTGGTGCATTCCTTGGCTCTAGCTCAGGTTCTAAGTGGGCTGTGGACTTCTTGAAGGGTCTCTCTGATGTACGCCTGAAAGAGAACATCCAGCACTACGATACGTTGAAGGGTGTTAACTTCTACACTTGGGACTGGAATGAAGAAGGTAAGCGCATTGGCGCAGATAAATACCCGACATTCGGCGTACTAGCCCAAGAAGTACAGAAAACCCACCCAGAGGCCGTCACAGAAGGTGAACACGGATACCTCATGGTAAATTACGGGATGATAAGCAATGACGTTTGATGATGCAGTAAAGAAATCTATCAAGCAGTTTCTAAAGGGCAAATTGCTCAAGGATACTGCAGCCCTAAAGCCAGATGGCGTGTTTTTTACCCCTGAGTACTTTGACGACTTAGAAGAAGAGCTTCTAGACGGAAAGTCCGACAGTGAAATTGAGAAGGAAGAGGAGTTAGAAGATGAGGCTTAATGCTCCAATTCCCGGTGCAAACTATTTGTCAGACACCCGCAACTATGCGTGGCACCGTCCACCAGACATTGTAGATTATGACGAGGCAGTCGGCTACTTAATTGATAAGATTGATGAGCCAGAGAAGAAGGAACTGGTCTTCGCTATGCTGGGCATAGACGCTCACATCACTACTATCGTAACTACCATACTCCTACAGGCCGTTAGTAAGGGTAAGATAGGCATAGACCTAGCCATACTCTGCGCTGGCCCCCTAGCCCGTTACATTGAGATTTCTGCCAAGGACGTAGACATCAAATACGAGATGGGTGTCGAGGACAAGGACCGCGTAGCAATTACACCTACCCTACTCAAGATTTCTCTTGGCATGGCTATCGATGAGCCAGAGGAACAAGCGACTGGTGATATTGAGCAGTCTATGGTGCAGGAGGCTGCTAACCGAGGTCTCATGTCAATGCCTGAACCAAGCGACATGGTAGCTAGTCCAGAAGAACAAGCGGCTATGCTAGGCGAAGTAACAGAAGAGGAGCCTGAAGATGAGCTTTCGTAGTGAGGCTGCAAAAGTACGTGCCAATATTGCCGCTGGTAATTACAAGGAGCCACGGGACTACTTCTCAGGTTTTGCAGACCAGATAGCCGCTGGCATCCGTAGTCGTGATGAAGCAAAACGCCAAGAGGAATTGGAGAAGCGGCGAGAGGCCCGTGCCAATGCCCGTGCAATTGCCAAGGCACAGCGTGAAGAAGATAAAAAGGTACAGGCTCAGGAGCGTCTGGTTAACGGCTATTTGACTGTTAAGGGATATGATGTCACCGAAGAAAATAAGAATGCAGTCCGTAGTGTGGTTACTAATCTAGGTATTACTGGGTTTGCAGACCTAGACGCTATTATGAAGCAGTCTTCTACCTACGTAGAGGGTACGCCACAGGCAGACATCGATCAGCAAATGAATGATCTAGGTCAACTACGTCAAGGCGATGGACCGTTTGAGGCCGAGACTGCGCGTATCAATAATCTGTCTTCTGAAGGCCGTATTGAGTTTGGTCAGTCTAGAGGTAAGAATGTACTGGAGATGGAGATTGACGAGGTTCGCTTCGCACTTTCTGATCCATCTCTTACTGAGGACCGCCGCGCTGAATTAGAGCGTAGGTTGGCATCATTCGGTGAAGCCGATTATATCTCCACAGAGATGTTCCACGATGATGGACGTAAGGCGACACCTCGTAATGCTAAAGAAGAGCAAGACCTACGAGACCTTGGATTTAAGAGCATCCAACCAGCCGATCCAACTAAGTTCCCAGAACGGTTTGTGTATAAAGATGGTGCAAAACTGAAGGTATTTACACAGGAAAAACTTAATCAGGCAATTACTGCAGGATGGTCTGAGGAAGAACCTGCCGAAGAAAAAGAATTTAAGCCGTTTGATATGTTTGCTGCAGATGGTCGCAAGGTTACTATACGTAACCAAGAGATGTTGGATGAGTATGGAGGAGAAGGCTCTGACTTTGGCTTTGTTCAACCTGCCCCAGATAAATCTTATTCACGAACACTCTATAAAGATGGCGCGAAGTATACCGTTAAGTCAGAAGCTGAAGAGAAAGAAGCTGTAGACGATGGGTGGTCACGGGTAGAACCTGCAAAACAACCTGACTTTGTACCTCAAGACCTATACTTAAATGGTGCTGAAGTGAGGGTGACTACACAAGACCAGTTTAATGAGTATGAGAAAAAAGGGTATAAACCAGTCAAGCCAGCTAACCACGGTCAGATGCTTACGGCTAAACAGGCCGCTCTACAGAGCTTCATGGAAGAAGAAGGTGTCTCCGATCTACAGGGCGAAGATTACCGCAACAAGCTAGCTGAATTTGAGCGTAATTGGGAAGAGCAGAGTAAGGCAGTCAAAGATAAGCAGGAGAGCTACACATCCGCAAACTACACTGCAGACCTAATTAAGTTTGGTTCTATGCTGCTATCTGACGACGAAGCAGAGCGCAAGGAAGCGACTGAGTGGTTTAACACTACCAAGCCAATTATCGAAAACTCACTAAATGTTGTAGCTGGAATGGACGATGCGGCTAAGGTAGAGGCTCTAGTGGAGAGCGGTATTGACCGTCAACGTGCCTTGGGTATCGTCAATGGTACTATTAAGGTGACTAGTGATGGCTTCGGTAGACCAGTCATCGTCGATACAGCCACAAACCAACAGAGTGAAATTGGGGGTACTGAGACCGTAGATGAGGCTTCTACTAGAATTAATACAGCGGGTCTAAGCGAAGAAGAAAAGCAAGAGTTAGAGACTGCCGCCAAAGAAGCAGAAGAGGCACTCAAAGCTGCGGGATTTGAGGGGCGTATTACTGAGCTTAATGATGTCTCTGCAGCCTTTGGACCTGAAGGGTTTACTGGTAAGATTGTTAACGTACTTGGTGGCTTGGTCGGTACTACTCCAATGGAAGATGCAGCGGAAGCTACTACCGTAGTCAACGCACTTGGTAAGGTTACTAAGTTTAACATCATCTCAGGATTTGCAGGCCTACGAGACAGCGTTACCCTAAAGGCCGAAATCGAAACCCTACTTCCCCAGACAGGTAAACTAGGTATCGGTAAACCTGAAGCACTTCGTCGATTTAAAGGCATTAAGGCTCTACTAGATGAAGCAGTTATACAGCAAGAAGCTAATGCCAACGCTACCAACGTAAACACTGCAGCGGTAAGTAAGGCTAATGTAGCTCTTAACTCTCTACGGCCTCTAGCAAAATTATATGACACTATTGTTAAAAACATCGAGGGAGAGCAAAACGCTCCTGCAGGTGTTACAGACAGTGTCTTTAAGTCTTCTGGCGGTACTACTACCACTGATACAAGTCTTCCAGTTGTCTCTGGCCCAGACGATCCAAAGTTTAAGAACTTAGAAGTTGGCGCGAAGTTTAGCTACAACGGCAAAACCTATACAAAGAAAAGGTAACTAATATGGCTGAAGAAAATCCATTTGGCGATCAGGCTGTAGAAGATAACCCCTTTGGAGATGCTGCCGAGGAAGAGCAACAGACTTCTGGAGAGTTAGACCTAGCCAAAATTCAACAGCGGCGTAACTCTGGAGAGAGCGACGAAGCAATCTTCAATGACATTGTCAATCAGGCTGGTACTGCCTTTAACATGGACGGTAAGCCATTTGACTTGGCCCCAGCTATTAAAGACGGTGTCCCGCCTACTGCCCTACTAGACTTCATTATGTCTGGTAATACTATTGATACTAGCATTGATAGCGGTGCAGAGGCTGGTCTTAAAGGTGTGGGTACTGCAGGTACAAACCTTCTTGGCCTACCCGTCGATTTAGTTAACATGGGGTTAACGTCTGGTGAGAGTTTATTCCGACAGGGAGTAAACAAGCTGGCTAGCATTAATGCTCCCGAAGGCGTGGACGATCCCAACTCCCCTAATTATGACCCAGAGTTTTATCTAAGCACAGACCCAAAAGACTTTGTAGTAGGAGGTAATCCCGCGCCTCTGGGCAGTAGTCAAAATATAAGAAATATAGGTAATGCCGTTCTTGGCGAGAATACCTACGTCACTAGGGAGAATGTGCCAGAAGAATACCGCGCACAGTTTGGCGTTAGTCGTGTAGTTACAGAAAACCTTATCCCAGCCTTTGCTATCTTAAAGACTGCTAAGGCTGGTATTGGTCTTACTAATCCACTTATTAAAGAAGCTGCACAGAACCCTACTCGCTTCCGTAATATTGAAGGCGGTGCCACAGCGGGTGCGGCTGGACTGACTGCATTCATTGAGAAGGCTGGTCTAGGCGATAACCCTTGGGCGCAAATGGGAGCGGAGTTCTTAGGTGCGTTAGTAGGCGGTAATGCTGCCTCTGCCACTTCTAGAGTTGGTGGAATTGCAGACGCTACCAGTAAGACACTAGAAGACTTAGTAGCTGGCTTCAGCGATGGGGCTGCTCGTAAGGGGGCAGTCAATGACATACTACTAGCTGCACAGCAACAGCGTAAGGTACTGCTAGACCAAGCTAAGGCGGCTACTGACGCGGGGGATACTGCCCTAGCAGACCGTCTTACTGAGGCGGCTGATGCACACACTCCAGAGCGTATTATTCAAGACCTAGAGACCTCTCTTGCGCTGGGAGATGCCAGCCCAGTAGACGGCGTGAACCTACCCGCTGGTACTCTTACCGATAACCCTACACTAGTAGCTATACAGAACGGACTAATTAGTGGTAGCTCTGATAAAGGTATAAACTTTTCCGCTGCAGTAGCCGAAGAGGTTAATACAGCACTTTCCCAAATTTTGGCTACATCTGAGCGTCTTGCCAGAGCAGGTAACCAGTTCGCAGCCGATACTCTACGTGAACGCTACTTCCAAAACATATTAGATACACGTATCAAATTGGCACAAGATGAGGCAAATGCTAGATTAACGAATCTATCACCTGATATGCGCCAGACTGAGGCTTCTAAAGTCGCCCAGCAAACTCTATTCGAGGCTAGAGCAAATATCATTGAAATGGAAGATTACTTGTATGGACGTATTGATGACGGCCTACAAGTAGATGCCTCTAATGTAGATCGAACAATCTCAGAGATGCGCAGAACGCGGCTTCTAGACGGCGAGACTATCGCTGGCGGTGGACAACTAGACGCTGCAATTAATAATTTTGCCATGAAGGCCCGTGAGGGTACGTTATCAGTGGCAGAAGTTCGTAGATTTAGGTCACGTATGCTTGAAGCTGCCAGAGAAGCGGCTGATAAGTCTGAGTTTACCAGAGCGGGTATATTTGACGAGCTTGCCAATGCTTCCGTAGACTCACTAAATGCTATCCCCTACGAAATTGGGGGAGAAGCTGTAGAAACTGCGCGTAAATTTAGCAGCCTAAAGCATGAACGCTTCACTCGTTACTTTAATATGGATGCCCTTAGTACTGTAGGTACAGGTGGCACTGCCATGCGCCCTGAACAAGTACTAGAGAACGCTCTAGCTGGTACTCCAATTAATCGCGCACAGAACTTATCTGAAATGCGTGGAGCTACAGAGTTTTCAGACACTATGGGGCCACGGGTCAATGACCTTATGGAGCGTGAACTTCAGGCAGAGTTCGATAAGTTTGCTAGGGGTATTGGCGCGGAGCCTAATGACATTACCATGCCAGCGGAGCTTACTGCCCCAAGCACCACCCTACCCTCTACGAAGACTACGCCCGATCCTCAGAGAATGAGTCCAACGGATCGTCCTGCAGAAGGTGAACTAAGTCAGGCCCAACAGGCGGCTGAACTACTATTCCGATTTGCTAATAAGATGGAAGCTGATGGTAGAATGGATTTGGCAGAAGAGGCCAGACGCAGGGCGCAAGCATTCGACCAGTATCGTGGTCCACAGGGAGAAGAATACTTCGATCCCAAAGCTCCCTCACCAGAAGCTGAACCAGTAGACGACTTCCAGCTAAATGAGGGCGGTGATACTACGTCAGTAGCATTCCCTGATGACACTACTCCCGTAGAGCTTGCCCCTCGTATGTCTAATGCTCAGGAACAGTTTTTACGAGGTGCGGTCACTAGACTGCGTAATACAGACGGCACTATTGACACAGCTAAACTAGAAAACTTTATGTCTGCTACTGAGAATGCAGACGCGCTAGAGGGTTTCCCTAATTTTAGAGCGGAACTCACTAGCCTATTAGATGCACAACGAACTGCAGACGAAATATTTAAGCAGTTTAGCGCGATAGCAGAGACTGGTAAGTTACCAGAAGCTATAGGTAAGGTACTCAACTCCAACAAGCCTGTAGACGATTACGTTAAGTTAGCTAACGAGGCTATGGGTGATCAGAATGCGCTCAGAGACTTGCGCATGGCTACCATCGACACACTATTTGAGGGTGCTAGAGATGCTAATGATAACCCAGACTTCTTCAAGCTAACTACTGAGCTTACTCGACCACTGAGTGGACGGGCTGATGACCTCAGCATCCTAGAAATTATGGAGCAGCAAGGCGTAATTGGCTCTGAAGACATCAGCAACATTGGTCAGCTAATTCAAGAGGGCTTGCGCATTCAGCGCAGCACAATGACCCCCGCCCAGTTTAATGAAGTAGTCAAGCCAGCCAGTGACATAGTCAGTAACACAGCCCGTATCTTCGGTGCTAACTTCGGTGCTATGTTTGGTATGGGCGAAGGCTCACAGCTACAGGCGGCGGCTATCGGTTCGGCTGCATTCAAGAAACTCGTAGCTGGACTGCCAATGGGGAACAAACTGGAGCAGATGAAAATCCTTATGCTCCAACCAAGAGTACTGAAAGGTGCCATCCAAGATAATCCAGATATTAGACGCGGTGCCTTGGACAGTGTC